GATACAACGAGGCAACGCTGGCCTTCTACATGGTTACGTCGCTTGGGGCCATAGCGCCAACGCTAGGGCTTTTGGAAGAAGCCATGTATGAGGCGGTGAACGATGTCGTGCAGGCCTACGGCGTAACGGACATTGCCGCCGCTACCGACCTGAAAAAGCTGCGGGCGCTGGCCAAAGTGGCGGCGCTGGGCGTGGCGCAGACAACGGCGGCCACCTACTACGATTTCAGCGCGGACGGCGGGGATTACAAGCGCAGCCAGGTGATGGCGCAGTTGGCTACTCTGCTAACGAACGCCGAAACGGCTGCGTTTGCCTACACCCCGAACTATGGGCTGGAGATCGGGACGGTGCGCTATGTCGATGATCCGTATGATTGGGACATAGAGCAGGCGGCGGAACAGGCTGCGGCGGGGGTAGGCTGATGCTCGCCTTCACACCGGCCGAACTGGCCGCCATGCGCGGGGTACAGGGTGGGGCCATGATGGATACCTGCACCTTGCGCGTGTTGACCGTCGGGCAGGATGATTACGGCGAGGAAGTAGAAACGTGGATCGAACGCGCCGGCGTTCCGTGCGGGCTGGACGTGACCGGCGGGCAGGCGGCGCGCGAGGCGCAGCGGCCCGGCGGTAACATTGTCACCGTTTCGGCCATGCTGCGGCTGGCGCTGGAGGATGGCGAGGGGTTGAATGAGGAGGACGCCGTGACGGTGACGCATCGCAACGGCGAGCCCCTAGTCCCGCCCCTGGCCTACCATATCGACGGCTACCCGCAGCGCGGGCCGACCGGCTACACGCTGCGCTTAGTGGAGGTGCGCTAGATGCCTGCAATCAGCATGACGGTGCGCGGCGGCGACGTACTGGCGCGCAACCTGGCTAGGCTGGCGGGGCGCGAGCGCCGCCAGGCGCAGGCAGACGGCCTGGAGGCGGGGGCGCGCGTGGTGGAAACCTACGCCAAGCTTGCCTGCCCGGTCGATACCGGCTTCCTGCGCAATTCGATCCAGGTTGACGAGGTGACGCCGGTGCTGGCCATCATCGCGCCGCACACCGACTATGCGGAGTTCGTAGAGTTCGGCGTATCGCGCATGGCCGCCCAGCCCTACATGCGGCCTGCGATTGACGAGCATGGGCGCGAGATAGTGGACGCCGTGCGCGAAACGGTGGCGGCGTTTGTTGAGAGTATCCGCGCATGACGATAGAAACCGAGCTGCGCGCCTACACGCTGGCGGATGCAGAGGTAGCGGCGCTTGTGGGCACGCGCATGTACCCGCAACATCTGCCGCAAAACCCGACGCTGCCGGCGCTGGTCTATCAGCGCATCGACACGCGCCGGCTGCACGCCCACGATGGGCCGGACCAGCTGCCTCGCCCGCGCATCCAAATCGCGGCCTGGGCATCGTCTGCGGCTACCGCATGGGAAACCGTGGATGCGGTGAGAAGGCGGCTGGACGGCTACAGGGGCGCGATGGGCGTCATCGACGTGCAATCATGCCTATGCGTGGGCGAACGTGATGTAGACGATCCTGACACCGGGCGCACAGGCGTCGAGCAGGATTACCACATTCAGTTCAGGGAGGAGCAATAACATGCCAGGTGTAGCGGCATTGGGGGTGGTGGTGCAGTTTGGCACGACGACGGGCACGGCGACTAGCGTCACGCTCACGAACGTGACCAACGTTTCCGGCTTGGATGCAGACGTGGAGGAAATCGACGTTACCAGCCATGACAGCGCGGGCAGCTATCGTGAGTTTGTGGCGAGCTTTAAGGATGCCGGTGAGGTGGCGATTGACATCAACTATAACCCAAGGGAGGTCACGCACCGCCAAACAACGGGCGGTGTCATGGGGTTGCTCAATTCGGGTATTGTCGCGCCTTGGAAAATCAAGTTCCCGACTAACGCAGGGGATAGCGTGTCGTTTATGGGCTTCGTCAAGAGTATGCCCCTCGACCTCCCGTATGACGACAAAATGAGCGCGACCATCACTGTGCGGGTTAGTGGGTCGGCTACATTCGCTTACGGCACGTGATCGGATGGGGCAAAGTGAAGTAGCGGCCATGACCGGCGTGCGGTTGAGCGTGGGGGCGGTAAGAAGCGGGTGGTACTGCATCGACAATCGTGGGGGCAATGACGCCGACTGCGTTTGGGACTTGGAGTGCTACCCCTACCCCCTTCCTGACTCGGCGGCCAATCAGGTGATGGTCGGCCACGCAATCAACCGCATCAACCCGGCGCGCTTCGGGCTGATTCATTTTTTCAATGAGCTTTGGCGGCTGCTGGTGCCGAATGGGGAGCTGATGGTGGTTTCGTATTACGGAACGAATCACCGTTACGCCAGCGACCCGGCAGCCTGCGCGCCGTTGACGGAAGCCAGTTTTTACTATCTGGATCCAGCTCACAAATCGGGGCTGTGGAATGTTTTTCAACCTTGTCCCTGGCAGATTCTAGACCTTGCCTGGGATGTGGCCGGCAATGTGGAGGCTGTGCTTGGTAAGCGTTGATGCGCCCATTCGTCCATACCGGGTGATTATCCAGGATTCAAATGACCCCGGATATACCAATACTTTAATGGTCGGGACAGCCTGCACCGGCCTGTTGCGTTGCGAGTGGGTAGCCGCAAGGTATGGACAGCAAATACCCCTGAATTGGTCGATGGCCGGCCACATGCAGGTTGTATCCGGCGGCGTGCTCGATTACATGCCGTTGCGCTATCTGGTGGCCGATGCTCAGAACTTGATTGTGGCTAAGGCTATCGAGTTGGATATGGAATGGGCCTTTTTTTTGGAGCATGACGTGGTGCTGCCAAGCAACGCCTTTTTCATGCTGAATTACTGGATGAAGGAACAGCCCGCGCCTGTGGTATCCGGCTTGTATTTCAGCAGGGCTTACCCATCTGAGCCGATGGTTTTTCGCGGCATGGGGATGGGCGCTTACACCGACTGGCGGCTTGGTGACGTGGTGGAAGTGGACGGCGTTCCCACCGGCTGCCTTTTGGTGCATATGGGCTTGCTGCGCGAGATGTGGGCCGACAGCCCGGAGTATACCGTTGGCGGGCAAAAGACGCGGCGGGTATTCGATACGCCTCGATACTCCTGGTATGACCCGGATAGTGGCAATACCAATATGGCAGTTGGCACTAGTGATCTTGAATGGTGTAAGCGCGTCGTCAAAGGGGATTACTTGCGGCGGGCCGGCTGGCATGAATACGCCGACAGGGAGTTTCCATTCATCTGCGACACTCGCCTGTTTTCCTATCACATCCAGCAATCAGGGGAAACGTTCCCGGACAAGAAAACGCTTGCGGAGTTTGGGGGATAGGGCAATGGCTCCATTTCTTGAGGTGATCACGAGAACTTTCGGCGGCCGGCCTCGTATGTTCGCGGCCAATCAAGCCGGCCTGGCCGCACAGACTGACCAGGACTTCATTCAAACCATCTTGATGGATGAAGAACGAAGGGGAATCGAGTTTGCAACTGAGCAGATGGCCGAGTACGCCCCGCACCTGGTGGGCGAGCTAGTCTGGATTTTGGACGACGACGACCTTTGCACCCTGCCCATCTTCGTAGCCGGCCTGAAGCGCATCGCCGCGCAGCACAATCCCGATGTAATCATGGTCCGCATGGACCACGGCGGCGGGCGCATCCTGCCCAGCGCACGGTGGGGCAAGTCGCCAAGGGTGAGCGAGATAGGGATTAGCGCGTTTGTGGTGCGGCGTGAGTGGTGGAAGCGGCACGCCCACGCCATGATTCCCGGCGCTTACACGTCTGATTTCAGCTTTATAGAATCCATTTGGGCATCGTACCCGGAAATTTTCTGGTGGGATGTGGTGGCGAGCCGGTGTCAAAGGCAGAGTGTTGGAATGGCGGAAACGGAGGCGGTAGAAGCATGATGCTAGGGTATATGCTTCCAGGTATTGCGGCGAATGATATGTCTGATGTTGCTCTCAGAAACACCATACTCGGCGGCGAGCATCGTGTGTCGAACGCCACCACCTGCATATCTACGGCGAAT